AAAAGAGAAAGTTGCTTTTTTACAAAAATATCAATCAGTACCATTAAAAGGTGTTCTTCGTTTGATTTATGATGAAGACATTGAATTTATGGTACCTGACTCAAAGCCACCTTATAAAGAAAATAATCTGATTGACCTTGATACTATGTTGTATCGTGAAGCAAGACGTTTAAGAATTTTCTTCAAAGGAGGCGGTTACGACAACCTCAACCAAATGAGAAGAGAAACATTGTTCATTCAACTTCTTGAAGACCTATACCCAGGAGATGCAAAATTGCTATCAGAGAATATGATTTCTCATACTCCAGTAAAAGGCATTACAAGAAAGACAGTTGAAGCAGCATTTCCCGGCCTCTTCGAAACACCTCTTCCAGAACTCGGATTTAAATAAAAGGAAAAACACTATGTCTAGGCGCAAGAAGGTAAGCGCAGATCCCAACGATTGGGATGAATACAAAAAAGTAGACAATAAAAGGAATAAAAGTTCCAAGAATGAAACTAGGAACATTCGGAAACAAAAGCTATCCGAAAAGAAAAACTTTTTTTCATAAAACTATTGACATTTGGTCAATTCTTTGTTATAATATAATTTGAAATGGAAAAAGAAATGACAAAAATGAACTTTAGAACAGATAAATTAATACTTGTAGACTGTGATGGTGTACTCCTTGATTGGAAATATGCTTTCTACAGCTTTATGGCTGACAAAGGCCATATTATGCAGGTACACGGTCAATATGAAGTGGCCGAGACATTTGGCATTACAAAAGCCGAAGCTAAGAAACTAATCAGACAGTTTAACGAATCTGCAAGAATCGGATATTTACCAGGATTAAGAGATGCAATTAAATATGTCAAAAAATTACATGACGAAGGTTATGTATTTCATTGTATTACTAGTCTCAGTACTGATTACTATGCCGGCAAGTTGAGAGAACAAAATCTTGAAACATTGTTTGGTAAAGGTGTATTTGAGAAAGTAGTTTGCCTTGACTGCGGTGCAGATAAGGACGATGGATTAGCTCCTTATAAAGATAGCGGTTGTATCTGGGTTGAAGATAAACCTGAAAACGCAGAATGCGGTCTGAATCTGGGTCTTAGATCTTATCTGATTGCACACGATTTCAACGATGATTATAACCATCCTGACATAAGAAAAGTTAGGCTTTGGAAAGAAATCTACGAAGAAATTGTATAAATAAAAATATGCAATATAGGATTGGATACTAAATGCCGACATATATCTTTGAAGACACTAACACAGGTGAACAATTTGAAAAGTTCATGTCTATCTCAGCCAGAGAAATCTACCTTCAAGACAACCCACATTTAAAGACTATCATATCCTCAGGGCCAACATTGATTGACAGTGCCCGACTTGGTCGCATGAAACCCGACCAAGGTTTTCGTGATTTACTTTCGTCTATGAAACAAAACAAATCATATACAGGAAACAAAATCAACGACTGGAAGTAATTCTAGAGATTGCCTCTGCGTTGATGACAAAGGAGGTTATTTATGTCAAGACAGCGTCGATTATCACCAAAGGAGCGGAAGTTATTGAAAAGGAAACAAGGAAAAGGAACTTTGGATACAAAATTCTCAATGCGAGATATTTCCCCAATGACAGATACTCAAGAAGATATGTTCGACAGCTATCGTGCTGGATATAATATTGCTGCCATAGGAACGGCAGGCACAGGAAAAACAATGTGCGGATTATATCTTGGTTTAAGTGATATTTTAAATGATGATGATTATGACCAAGTTATAATTGTTCGTTCTGCAGTTCAAACTCGAGAGCAAGGTTTTATGCCTGGCACTCAAGCTCAAAAAGAAGCAGTATATGCAGTACCTTACGCTGATATCGTTAACAATTTATTTGGCAGAGGAGATGCTTGGGAGATACTCAAACAAAAGCATTCTGTTAAATTTATGACATCGTCGTTCGTTCGCGGACTTACATTTGATAATTCTATTATTATTGTAGACGAATGTCAAAGTATGACCTATCACGAACTTGATAGTATCATAACAAGAGTTGGCGATTCTTCAAGAATTATATTTTGTGGTGATACAGCGCAAGATGACCTTGCCGGGAGTAGGAATCGGAATGATACATCCGGTCTTACCGACTTTATTAATGTATTAAAAAGAATGGACCATTCCTTTAAGATAGTTCAATTTGGAATTGAAGATATCGTAAGAAGTGGTTTAGTAAAAGAATATATTATCGCAAAGGAGAAACAATCATATAGGCCGCCTTTAGCAATGACTGCCTAACAAACTAGGAAGGGGATCTTCGGATCCCCAACCTTTATAGGATTATATTATGAAATTATTTGAACACAATTCAGAGGCACCAGTCCTCGAAAAACTTACACGAGCAAATGTAGACGGTAAACGTATTTACCAAACTCCATCAGGTGAAGGTTATCCTTCAGTCACAACAGTATTAGGTATTCTTGGAAAAGAATCTTTAATGGCATGGCGTAAACGAGTTGGAGAAGAAGAAGCAAATCGTATCTCTTCTCAAGCCGCACGTCGTGGAACTGCAGTACACAAACTATGTGAAGATTATTTGGATAACGATCCAGATTATAAAAAGAAACATATGCCTGCGAACATTGATATGTTCAATAAGATGAAACCAATTCTTGATGATAAGATAAATAATATATGGTACCAAGAATGTTTCTTATATTCTAACGAATTACAAACTGCTGGGCAAGTAGATTGTATCGGAGAATGGGAAGGTGAACTTGCTGTTATTGATTTTAAGACATCAAGGAAACTTAAGAAAGAAGAATGGATTCTCAATTATTATATGCAAGTTGCATTCTATGCAAAAGCATTTGAGGAAATGACAGGTACTCAAATTAAAAAAGGTGTTGTCTTTATTGGTGTCGATAATGAAGATCCACAAATCTTCAAGTTTGATACGACTGATTACATTGACCACTTTAAAGCTGTAAGGGAAACATATAAAGAATTATATGAAAAAGAAAAGGTACATAATCTCTGATATTAACATGGGTGTTTTCTTAGGAACATATAACGGATACGACCTAGGAATGGAAGATGATGGTAGAATATATGCATGCTTTGCTGCGAACAATCCTTTTGGCTTAACTACATGTTGCTCATTTAAAACTGAACGTGCAGCTCATCATTATATAACTGATATGTTTCCTCTAAGAAAGCAAAGACAGCTTTCAACACTTGAAGTTGAAACAGAGTCAGAATTTCCTACTGTTGTTGACATAATCAAGTCAGGTCATGGAGAAGAAACATTTGATATGATAGATGGATTAGTTGCTGAAGGCAGCCAAGTAATACATTAATAATAAATATCTATTGACATCATAAAGAAAATAGATTAAAATAGCTCAATTATGATTAAAGATACAAAATTAATTCAAGAAGCGTTAATGTTGGCCATTCGTGCACACGATGGTCAAAGACGGAAGTATACAGGAGAACCTTACTCCATGCATCCTATTGGCGTTTCAAAAATAGTAGAGACAGTAGAACATACTCCTGAGATGATTGCTGCTGCTTTACTTCACGACGTAGTTGAAGATACTCCTGTTACATTTAGAGAAATCAAAGATACATTTGGTACCACAGTAGCAGAATATGTTCACTATTGCACAAACGTTTCCGAAAAGGAAGATGGGAACCGTGCGTTCCGCAAAAAAATGGATGCTGACCATTTTGCTCTAGGACCTGCTGAAAGTCAAACGATAAAAGTTGCCGACTTAATTCACAACAGTCAAACTATTATTCCACATGACCAAAAGTTCTTCCATAAAGCATATAAGTATGAAAAACAATATATGATGGATGTTTTAACGAAGGCAGACCCAATCCTTAAAGGTCAAGCGCAATCAATGCTTGACGAATCCTGGGATCCAGTTAAATAACGACTGGATCTCCTTATTCCTTTTAGTTCTATCCATATTCCAAAATAATTCATTTTTTCTCATAAAAACTATTGACATTCGTTATGAGATGGTGTATAATAGTTGTATAAAATGAAAAAAGGAAAGGAAATTATGACTAAATTTGACAAGAACCAATTTACCTGGGATGGTATGTATTTAATGTATAGAGGCGATTATGTCGGTTCTAAAACAATGGATGAAGTACATCCTGACTGTCACCCTTCTTGGGTCGGTAAAGTAAAGCCTGCATTTATTGCTAGGAATAAGTATGGATCATTTCCCTACAAGTCATGGATTAATTGTCTAGTTGATAACTATACTGTTGAGGAATACCTTAAAGTTTCAAACGAACTATCTCCTAGAGAAGCAGTTAACCTTGTTGGATACTCTGGTAGAGGTAGGTATAACAAAAACGCAAATTTTGTGAAAAAAGTTGCTTAAAACTATTGACATTCGTTATGAGATAGAGTATAATAGTTGTATAAATTATGGAAAAGGTGGAAAATATGAATTATATCGTTAAACAAATTCAGATCCCAGAATCTGAAAAAGAATACCCAAACCTTTATGGTTGGGGTGGAGCTGAGGAGAAATCACCAGCTTGGAAAGCAAAGCTCGAAACTATGCACTTCAGTGAAGAAGATACTTTCGACATAAACAGTCTTCCCTTCTACAAAGACTGCTTTGAGGTTCAAGCGCAAAGCTTGGATCATGTATTTAGAATCACTAACCTATGGGATGAACCTGACGCAGTGTTCACAATCCAACCTGGTCACAGTACTTCAGTCGGTGATATCATCGTAGAGAAGGACACAGGAGATCATTACATGGTCTGTGACTTTGGTTTCAAGCTACTAGGAATTACAGGAGTAATGTCAAATGTCGCTT